GTCTGTTCCAGTGGCTGAAGGAACAGTCAGGCATGTTAGTTCTCGACTCTCTGACAAATGCTAACAAGAAAGCAATCCATGAAATTGAAAAGAAGTCTGGTATTACTCCAAGCGGCATAGGTAAAAAGATCGACATGAAGATGGGCATGGCACCTGCTCATTGGGGCCAACTCTTGAATTGGATGAGCACTTTAGTTAGCTCACTCCAGGAATTGCCTTGTGCAGTTGCAGTCACAGTCCATTTGCATACGCTTATGAATTCTGATCAAGAAGTAGTTGCAAGATATCCCGCAGTAAATGGGCAGTTCAGGCAGTTACTAGCTGCTGATTTTGACGAAGCCTACTTGCTGACGACACAAGGAACGAAACGACAAATCTTCTTTACTGAAAAACTTGCATTTGAAGCAAAGTCTCGTGTGTTTGATATGCCAAAAGTTGAAGGAATTTCAATGGATCAATTGGCAGCAGCCTATTTGGCAGGCAAAACAGTCATTCCACAATCCATCTCAGCTTAATTAAAGGAGTTTTAATTATGGAAAAGCAAATCGTGGAAATTAATGGTGTGAAGTTTGAAGTTGATATGAGTAGCGCGAAGATTATTTCTGAATATAAAATCGGAGATAAAGTAAATGTTTTAATAAAAGAATATTCTGATAAAATTGTATGTCCAGGCATCATTGTAGGCTTTGATAATTTCAAAGATTTACCAACTATCACTGTTGCATATCTTAAAATTGGCTACAACGAAGCAACGATTAAGTTTGTCTACTTTAATAGTGATTCAAAAGAAGTTGACATTGCTCCATGTCGTGAATCAGACCTTATTTTTAATAAAGGTGATATTATTACCAAAATGGATCGTGAAATTGCATCTAAAGAGAAAGAAGTAGAAGATTTGATTCGGAAGAAAAATTATTTCTTAAACAACTTTACAAAGCATTTCGAGGCTGCAATGGCAGTTAAGACTAACGAATAAAAAGGAGAATATAAAACACCAAAACTAAAACGAAAACTATCAATCAAACCAAACCTTACCAACTTTTGATCGAAGAATAGTTCTTTGGTCACGCATTACACTAAACTTATTTAAAGGAGATTTACTCATGTCTATGATTCCTAATCTGTCCGAAATTCCTGACAAAGCACCTGTTGAAGCTGGCGAATATGACCTCACCATCTCTAAGGTCAAAGAGACCAAGTCTCAGCGCACTGGCAGGTATGGTTGTCAGCTGATTATTAATATCGACGGAGAAGATAACGCATCAACTATCTTTCACACTCTCTGGTATGGTAACTACAAAGATTATCAGGGTGACGATGAAGAAAAGAATAACCTCATGTGGCGGATGGTAAAAGATTTTCTCCGTGCACTTGGACTTGATCCAGACCAGGAAACCGACGAATCTGATCTGGTCGGCCTCAATTTTACGGCTGAACTCAGTTTTAATGATGGCATGTCGACAGATGATGATGGTAATCCGATCAAGGTTGGTCAGCCAAGGAATGAAATTGCTCGTGTAGTTTAATAACGGAGCTTTATGATCAAGTTTAATTCGATATTAGAGTCTAGTTACCACTTTCAGTTAGCTAGGTCTGGCATTGCCGGAACAATGTCATTCTGAACGAGGCGTTGATGTGACGCCTACAAGATATCGGAATAAATAAAACTTGCTGTTCACTTATGAACGAACTGTTGAATGGTTCGCAAGTAAGTGAACAGCAACTTACAATTGAATGTATGAATCTAATAATCCACATAGATCTGGCCTATGGTTAGGATTATACCTAAAGTAGCATTTGTGTAATGCTATAGCTCGTAGTTACCAGACATAAGATACTGGACTCAGAGCTAAGAACATGAGAGGTATAATACCAATGCCTCTCATGTCTTGTTTTTATTTATCTTACTAAATAAATATTACTAATGAAACTAATTAAAACATTAAATGATTGGTTATTAAAACGGAAGAGAAAGAATTGTAAGCATCAATGGGCTTCTTCAGATAATTTTCACAGAACCTGCTCTGTTTGCGGATTGAAACAGATTATTGTTTATTATCGATTCGGACCAATAAGGACAGAATGGATTCAAGATCCATGGCAACTTATTAATAAAGGTTGATATTATCTTTACTAAGAATTAATCTGCTAAAATATTAATGTTTAGCAAAGATAAATATCCTTCTAAAGGAGCTACCTATGAATCATGAACAACTCATAAAAGAAATCTCTCAAGCAAACATGGCTTATGCTTCTGGCATACCATTCATGACAGATTCTGAATATGATCTGTTATGGCAACAACTTTATGCTATAGACCCACATAACAATATCCTTTACCATACTGCACAAGGTCGGGCTGCTTTAACGGGCAAAACCTGGCACAAGCACCCCATCTACGGAACTAACAAAGCATTCAACATGCTCGACCTTAAGCCATTCCTTACAAGGTTTGGATCTTATAAATTACGGATCGAACCCAAATACGATGGTTGTGCAGCAGTTATAACTCTTACAGATACCGGAGTAAACATTACTCTTGAAGGTGACGGCAGATGTGGACGAGATATAACTCACTTAATGCCATACATTACGTTTCCATTTCATCTTCGGCACTTTCAAGCAGTTGAGATTCTTATCCTACTAAGTGAGTGGAATTCAGATTATGGAGCAAATCCAAGAAATGTAGTTGCTGGCTGGCTAGACCGCAAATATGACAAGCCTTCTGCCCTGATGACAGCCATTCCACATAATCATGGCAACCTATTTGAAGAATATAACTACTCCGGTAGCTTAGAAGCTATGGGAGATTTTCTGCTTGAGACATATAACAAATGGTCAAAGATCTATCCGATGGATGGACTTATGATTAAGGTGGCTGATGAAAAAGTGCGGCTGGTTGCAGGTAATAATGGACAGACCAATAACTGGAGCATAGCTTGGAAGCCACCAATCCAAGTTAAAGAAACAAAAGTTACCAATATTGAATGGAACATATCTCGCTTAGGTAGAGCTGTGCCAACAGTTATCTATGAGCCGATTGAACTTTGTGGAACTACAAATAATAGAGTAACAGGTAATAATGCTCAGTGGATTAAAGACAGAAAGATTATGCCTGATTCTACAATATTAGTAGGTAAAGCAGGAGAAATAATTCCAAAGATTTTAGTAGTTCAAAATGATATTCCTAATGAGTATAGAAGAAATTTTCTTCCTACTAACTGTCCAAAATGTAATAATATTCTTCAATGGGAAGGAGTACATCTTGTCTGTAATGGAGCTAAATGTATAGCAAAATCAATCGTTTCCATTGCTTACTTCTACTCTCAGAAAGGTATAAAAATCGACGGAGTTGGCGAAGGCATTATAGAAAAGCTACTTCAGAATGAAAAATGTTATTCAGTTCTTTCAACCAAGCCTTGGGCACTTCTTGATCCTCTTAGCTACGACCTTGTGCCAGACATAATAAATACAATCGGAGTAACAATTTATAGCAACATCGCTGAACAAGTATTTTCAATGAATAATCAATGCACAATGGCACACTTCGTCGCAGGTTTAGGTCTTCCAGGCTTAGCATATAAATCATCTCTGCGGCTTTGTCAATATTTAAAAACTGGACAGATTAATATTCACATAACTGATAATGCTAAACGCAGCTTTATTACTGCTGCAACTATTTATACAGAAGCAATTAAGGAAATGAAAAATTTCTCTTTCGCGCAACTCCCTAGTGAAGCAAAAGCAATTTATTGCATTACCGGATCGTTGAGCCAGTCACGAGAAACTATAATAGAAATTCTGAACGGTTACGGATATGAATTTTCATCTGGAGTAACGAGAGAAACAAACTATCTGATCGTCGGAGATGATCCAGGCAGAACTAAGATCGAAAAGGCAACTCGTTACAACATCCCTCAAATAACTGAGGAACAACTTTTTAACCTTTTACGGTGAACAAAATGCTTAAAGAAGAATGTAAAGTAACTGCACGAATAGACAAAGACTTGTACGAACAAGTCCAGGAACACTTTCATCATGGGCAGCAAACAAAACTGTTCAGGCAAATATTCCTTTCGCTGAAAAGCATAATTAATGGTGGAAAGCTGAATGAGGTTCTTGATTATATGTATAAAGGAAAAGCATTAACTTTGCCAGGCATAGAGGAATAATTATGTCTATAGATAATGTAATAAATTCAAAACAAACAGAATTAGCATATTGGCAAGCTAGGAATTTTCCTTCATCAGAATTATTTGCTTTAAGTAAAGAAGATTTAGTACTAATGATCTGCAATCTGCAAATGACTTTAGGTATGTGTGAAGAGATTGGTGAAATAGCTCATACAGTTCTTAAAGGCACTCAAGGTATTCGTGAAGGTAAGAATGGAATTAATAAAGATCTTCTTGCTGATGGCTTTGGTGATGTTTTCATTTATGGCTCTCAATTAATGACTTTAAATAAAATAGATGTATCTGATGCTATAAATACAACTATTCAGCAGGTTTTAAAAAGAGACTGGCAAAATAATAAAGATGATGGTGAGGTTTAACTATGCCACTAATGGATCGTATTTACTGCCGATCATTCTTAGAAATGTCTTATCCTGAGCAAGCCAGACTAATTGAACGCGTTCGGACTATGCGAACCTCTGCGCTGAACGCAGCACTTGTTAAGTCTCAAAAGATCACTAAGTCTGCTATGAAAAATATTTCTAAGAACTCTGGAACAAAGCGCGGCAAGAAGATGCTGGCGGATCCTACCAAGAATGCAACAGACTTGCTTGGTAAACTTTCAGCAGATCAAATAGAGTTAATAAAAAGGCAGTTTCAAAATTTAAACTGAGGCTTATGATGATAGACAGAGAAATTGTAGTTACATTAAGTCAGGCTATTCAAATTGGTCCTGATGAATGGAAACAGCATAAGATAAGTAGAATATTTTCAAGTACAAGAAGTCTTAGAGATATGCTTTCATAGGCTGAAGCAGAAGGATTAATTAATCCACAAATATCAGATTTACAATTTTCTGAATTTACAGGTAAGAGTATATAAAAATTAATTAAAGATAAAGTTAAAGGTTAAATCATGCAACTTTTTCAAATAGAAAAACGTAATATTTCCGACATTATTATCAAAGATCGTGCTCGCACAACAGTAGGTGACATATCAAGTTTAGCTGATTCAATCTCGATGGTTGGCCAGCTTCATGCGATCCTCATAGATTCAAACAACGTCTTAATTGACGGTTTGCATCGCATCGAAGCCTTTAAAAAGCTTGGTAGGGAAACAATTGAAGTCCGAGTATTCGACGGTATTACTGAAGACGATCATTTCTTGATCGAACTTCTTAGTAATATGGACCGTAAGGAATTTCTGTGGCATGAGGAAATTGATCTCAAGTATAAACTTCACAACTATTGGGTAGAATCAGCAATCAAGGAAGGCAAATCTTGGGGCTACAGAGAAACAGCCAAGAGGCTCAAGTGCAGTCTTGGTGGCTTATCTACTGACCTTGCTTTCGCTGAGGCTCTTAAAGTCTTTCCAATCTTGAAAGAACAGTCTACTAAAGGCCGAGCTAAAGAAGCATACAAAGCTCTTGGTGAACAAGCTAAGGCACTTCAGCGAATGGGTAGCTTTACCGATACAGAAAAGGAACGCTTGGTTGCATTACAAAGCGGAGTTATGACGGCTCCTATAAAGAATACGGTAACTCAAAATGTATTTGAGAAAACCAAGCAAGCCAAGAAAAAACTTGATGATTTTGATGAAGATGATCAAGACCTTAACGATGAACAAGAACCAATCCGATCTAACATCCAAGTAATTTATGTAGCTGAAAACTACAAGACTTTCCTCGATAAGATTCCAAGTAACTCTGTGGGAATGGTAGAACTTGATCCGCCATATGCAATTGATTTTAATGACAACTATGGTAAAACGAATAAGATCGAATGCAAAGCACAAGACTGGGATGAGAAAGAGCTTTATGACTTCTACTTCAATTATCTTCCGTTAGTCTATGAGAAGATGCTTGACTGTAGTTGGGCTTTAGTCTGGACAGGTAAAGAACATTTTATACAAATCAACAATATTGCACGAGAAATCGGCTTTGGAGTTCAATCTCCTGGTTCATGGAACAAAGTTGGTGGCAGTACCAATAAACCAAAAACTAATATGGTGAGCAACTGGGAAATGTTCCTCTTGCTGCGTAAGGGAAATGCACAGTTCAATACTCCTAGCTTGTCGTCTTCAATTAACATAAGTACAGTCAGTTCAAGTCAACGTATTCACCAATGGGAAAAACCGATTGAACTTTATGATCATTTCTTAAAAGCCTTAGGTAAGCCTGGCACTTTATTTATGAGTCTCTTTGCTGGATCTGGTAATTGTTTGATTAGTGCAGCTAAAGAAAAAATGATGCCGGTTGGATGTGATAAGAGCCAGAAGTATATCCCGGAATTTTATCAGAGACTTGAGAATTATCTTGGAATAACTGCCGAAGTGGAGGGATTATGATTATAAAATATATAATTATGTTTTTATTAAGAATAATATTTCTTCCATTTATTATAATACCAATTATAGGAACTGCTTTAATTGAATTTATGAGTATTAATAGTGATTGGGATCATTGGAAAAGATATAATAAATATTTTATTGAACTCCTTCCTTGGTCTAAATACAAGAAGTAAACAGGATTTATTATGACAAAATATAAAGTAGGCCAACTATCTGAACAGAAAGCTCCTATCACGCCTGGCTCTAACTGTTGCCTACATAAAAACATCGTGCCACTCGAAATAGGTTTTGCATCCAAGAGCTGGCCGAACGGCTATAAGAATGAGCCAAATTATAACTTTGCTATCAACATCATCAGTGCAAATGTTATTCGAGTTCGTTCTTATCTTTGCTTAGATTGTAAGCAGGAAATAAAGGCTCCGAATCCAGGAGCATTGACTAAGGATAGGATATGAAAAAATCAGAGCTCAGATCTGTTCTTAATAAATTTGGATATCAATTCTTAGAACAAATAAATAATGATATTTCAAAAATCTTATTTGAAATAAAACGAGATCCTAGAAAGAGAACTAATATGACTTTAGATACATTTATCAACACTTTAGATGAAGAATTAGAATCTAGAGAACGAGGAGAATAAACATGACAGGTGCTAACAATGGAACTCCTGTACAAATGGAAAATCTATTTGAAGAATCCTTAAAGAAAGTTATAGAAAAAATTAGTAAGTCTAATAAACTTATATCAATCAAACCTACTAAACTAATATTACCACAAAATGTTATAGATTATCTTGCAGATTTAGGTTATGATTCACAAGAAAAAATAAACGAATTAATAATTGAGCTAACTAAGGATCAGTCATGATAATCCCTAGCATATCAACTACAGCATCACCGCAGAAAGAAGGTTCTTTCAATGCATTAGCTGTAGAGTGCGCTCCAACTGACAACATACTCACGGCTGAGATTGCTATGGTTGGCGAAGCTCCAGGCGAAATCGAAGTCCTGAAGAATGAACCTTTCGTAGGTCCAACAGGCTCTCAGCTTAATCGCATCTGCGCAGCAGTCAGACTAGCAAGATATAAAATCTATCTCACTAATGCTTGCAAAGCTAAGTTCCCCAAAAACAATACCGCTGTCTTATGGACTGATAAAGGCTATCGGCATCCAGACTGGAGCAAGTTGCAAGCAGCACTAATTGACGAGCTTGCTCAATTTCCAGGCAAAATCATAATGTTGCTCGGTGCAACTCCAATGAGGTTATTGCTAGATGAGCCTAAGTTCGATTCAATTACAAAATATCGTGGTTCATTCTACCATGCTGAAGACTTCCCACATTTAAAAGAAAAACTGGCTGGCAAAATAATAGGTTTGTCTTACCACCCATCTTTCACCCTCCCATACGGGCAGCCAATCCACTTTTATACAATGATTGCAGACTTCACGAAAGCCTTGCGGATTATTGAAGATCCAGAATTGCTTACTGATAATGTGGAAATAAAAATCAAGCCTAGCTTTGAAGAAATCATGCAGTTCTACGCATTGATTAAGACAAAGCAATATGTAGCCTTTGACATCGAGGCTACGCCAGAATTTATTACCTGCTATTCATTGGCTGTATATCACGATAACAAGATTCTATCCATGTCTGTTCCTCTAATGAACAACCAGGGCAATTATTGGACAACAGGAGAAGAGATAAAAATCTGGACTGGCTTAGCTGAAATACTTAACAATGAAGCCATAGGTAAGATTTGTCAAAATGGAATGTTTGACATCATGTTTACTTTTCGCACCATGATGATCAAAACAGATAACTTTTATTTTGATACCATGCTGGCACAGCACATATGTTATACGGAACTTCCAAAAGGTCTTGATTATTTAACTTCAACTTACACATACTATCCATATTATAAGGACGAAGGAAAGCAATCTCACCTTAAGGCCATAAAGAACTGGCCACAATACTGGACTTATAATGCCAAAGACTCAGCATACTTATTGCCAATCACTGAGAAGCTTCTTGAGGAGTTAGGCGAGTTCGATTCTATGGATGCTATGGATTATACAATGAATCTCCATAAGCCACTCATGGAAATGGAATTCAATGGCATCTTGACTGATCCAGCAGGCATTGAAAATAAAAAGAAAAAACTTGAGCTTGAACTGATTGATCTGCAAAAAAAGTTGAATGAGTTGGCTGGAAAAGAATTAAATATGTCTTCATCGAAACAAATGATCTCATATTTCTATGGCATTTGCATGATCAAACCATATGTAAATCGCAAAACTGGAGCTATATCGTGCGATGCTGTAGCTCTTCACAGAATTGCTAAGAAAGGAGTTAAAGGTTCTGCAGAAGCTAGAGTTATCATTCGTATGCGTGAGTTACAGAAACTCATTTCAACTTATTTTAATGTTGCAGTAGATGAGGATAATAAGCTTCGTTGTAATCATAAAATATCTGGAACAGTCTCAGGCAGGATTGCCACTGAAAAGACATACTTTGGAACCGGCACAAACTTACAGAACCAGGTCTATATTTTTAAGTATTACTTATTGGCTGATCCTGATTGGATTTTATGTGAATGTGATCTTGCCAAAGCGGAAGCTCATGTAGTTGCATATCTTACTCAAGATGCTAACATGATTCAATCATTCGAATCTGGTATTGACGTGCATAGCTTTAATGCAAGTAAGATATTTGGAGTTCCAATTGAAGATGTAATTCATGAAGCGAAGACTAAAAAGGCTGATCAAAAATCAACAATGAGATATATGGGAAAGAAGGTTGTTCATGCATCTAATTATTCAATGGGTGCGCAGACTTTCTCTGACAATCTTGCAAAAGAAGAAATTTTCAAATCTCAATCAGATTGCAAGAGGCTACTTGATAATTATTCTGATCGCTTCCCTGGACTGAAACGCTGGCATAGATCAATCGAAGAAGAGGTTCAAAAGAATCGAGTTCTCTACAACTTATTTGGCCGACCTCGCAGGTTCTTAGGTGAAATGAATGCAGCATTATTCAGGAATGCTTATAGCTACAAGCCTCAGTCAACAGTTGCAGAGTTGCTCAATCGTGGAATGATTAAAGTAGTGAATGATCCTAGGCTCGGCAAAGACGGATTTGATATTCGCTGTATGACAACTGTCCATGACTCGTTTGTATTCAGGTTTCACAAAAGCCAGATTCCAAACTTGCCTCAGATCCTTCTTATCATTAAAGATCATCTGACACATACGTTTACTTACAAAGGAAAGAGTTTTACCATTGGCTTGGATGCTAAGATTGGCACTCAATGGGCAGGTAACACTGCTGAAATCAGTAAGTTTACTCAGGAAGAATGTGATAAAGCAATTGAAAAGATAGGATTCTAATATGCATAAATTAAAAATCAAACTATTAAAATGGCTTGGTATTATTTCTCTTGATTGTAAAGTTAATTCATTATATGGAGAACTTAGAGCATTACAAAGAATCTTTAAAGAGCGTACTGATTATCATTTAGATATTCATCAGTATGAAGGTAGTAATTCTCAAATAATTATTATTGGTAAATATAAGAAAAGAGACTTTGTTAAATGTTATTCTATTTCAGCTAATGATTTAGATTCTTTAATTAGACATTGTAAAGATCTTGAGGTAACTGCTAAGATAGGTAAAATAGATGTATGGCCTGATGTTAGTGCAGTTATTAAGCATGAAGTTAATTACGAAAAGTATTAAATTTAAGAGATAACAAAAATGGGAAAGCCCATTCAACAATCGTATGTTGCTATTCAAGGAACCTTTTCATGTCGAGGCAATTAGATAATTGGTTAGCTCATTATATGAAGTACACACAGCGAACAGAGCCACCAGAACTTTACCATCTTTGGAGCGGACTAACTGCAATAGCTTCTGCCTTGCGAAGAAAGTGCTATTGTAACTGGGGAGCACTTCGTGGTTATGTTTATCCAAACTTATTCGTTTCTCTTGTCGGTCCACCTGGAGGACGGAAAGGCACAGCCATGAAAATTGCAAAGAGCTTTGTCCAAAAACTAGATGTTAATATCGGAGCAGATTCGCTAGGATCCACCCAAGCGTTGTATAGAGAACTCATGGACAGCGAAGATACTTATGTTGATCATGCTGGACTTACTCGCAAGCATAAGAGCGTATCAATCTGGTCAGAAGAATTTCAAGTCTTCCTGAACGACAGAGATCAAATGCTTCTAGCATCCCTAACCGATCTGTTCGATTGTGCAGATACTTGGAAGTATAAAACCCTAGCAAGAAAGACTGAAGACATATCCAATTGTTGGCTAACGCTCTTTGGTTGCATAACTCCTAGTCTTTTGCAATCTAAGTTGAGTCAAGATGCTGTTGGTGGTGGCCTGATCTCTCGGATTATTTTCGTAGTTGGCCAAGGTCCAAAGCAAAGAAGAGCCTTACAGTTTTTAACTGAAGAAGAGGAAGATACACAAAAGAAGTTAGAAAACGACTTGCAGGAAATTGCAAACCTATCTGGACAGTTCACCCTAAGTAAGGATTTTCTCAAAACTTATGTTCGTTGGTATGAGCAAGATTATGACGAATCTGGTGTACCAAGTGAGCGATTTCTTGGTTACAATCATAGACGACCGTTGCATCTGAATAAGGTCTGTATGCTTGTCTGTGCTGCCGAGTCTGACGACATGATTATCACGGCTGAACATTTCGAGCAAGCCCTAGCTATAATGCAAGCAACAGAACTTGAAATGCCAAACGCTTTCTATGGCCTTGGTTTGTCAAGCCAGGCTAACATCTATGCAAAGATACTTTCATTCATTGATAATCACGAATCTTTTGAGTGGACAGAACTGGTTAGGAACTTTCACCTGGATGTAGACAACATACCTCAGCTACGAGGCTATGTTGAAATGGCTGAGCAATCTGGGATACTCAAAGCAGAGAATTCTGCTACAACTTGCAGATATACCACAATTCGTAAGCAACAAAAGCTTCGTGACCCAACGTATCTTGATAGAACAGTCTTTAGATTGATGGACAGAAATGTTATTAAAAATCAAATGGAGAAAAACTGAATGACACCAGCTACAAAAGTACTCTTTTTCGACACTGAAACATCTGACTTTATTAAAAAAGCTCTTTCTGCCAATGATCCCGAGCAAGCCTGGACAGTACAGATCGGAGCAATTCTTGCCAGCCAAGAAGAAGAATTTGATCAAATGAATGTCATCATCAAAAGTAATGGCCGGTCAATGAATTATTATGCTCAAGAGGTTCATGGCATCACCATTGAGCGCGCAGACACTGAGGGCATTGAAGAACTTGAGGCTGCCGAACAATTTGGCTTGATGCTTCGGCAGGCAGATTTGGTTGTATGTCATAACTTTTCTTTTGATTGGAACTACGTTTACCAGATGATGGAACGAAACCTTGAAGAGCTGTCAGACCTGGCAAGAAGTGCATTCTATCTTGATCTTCCAAACCATTGTACCATGAAAGATAAGAATGTAGTAAAAATGTGTGGATTGAAAAACAAAGCTGGTCGTGCAAAATGGCCAAAGCTAACCGAGTTGCATGAGCATTTATTTGGTGAAAGATTTGATGGAGCTCATGACGCATATGCAGATATCAGTGCAACTAAGCGATGCTTTTTTGAATTGGTGGATAGAGGAATTGTTATTCCTAATCTAGAGGGTTAATATGACTATGGATAAAAATATAATGCTATCTTATCTACGTAACCCTTATGGTATTGATGAACTTGAATTACGCACAGCAAGATTACAAGCTGCTGATGAACTTGAAAGGCTTTACAGAATTGAAAAAGGATTGAAAGAGATTGTAGCAAAAATAGAAAAACATAATAATGGAGCTTAACTATGCAAATTGATCCTTGTCCATCAGAAGAAGATTATGATACTGGTCCTTCATTACGTGCATCAGAATGGTTAAAGTTTAGTAAAAGAGTATTCAATCATATTGAATCTTATACTGTTCCGCAATACGGAGATAAAGGATCAGATCAATGTTCAGAATTTAGCGAAGCTGACTTTATCACTCAGATGAAAAAATACCTCAATAGGTATGGAAAAAACTCTCGTGAAGGCCAACAGAGGCTTGACCTGCTAAAGATTGCACACTATGCAGGGATGCTTTATGCAAAGCTAGCTGAAGAAGAACAAGAGTTGAATAAAATAATCATGCATGAATAAGGATATTTATGGAAATCCAAAAGTTTATAATCACTATCCAGTGGGGAAAAGGTATGCATTATGTTGCATCTACTTGTGCAACTGAAAAACGTGCGTCAGAATTAGTTGTTTTCCATACTGGAAGATGTGATAAATTAAAACTTAAAACCAGACGTGGAGCTAAAGCAACTGTTCGATCATGGCAATTAGTAACAGAGTCTAAGTGAATAAATTTATGAAGAAACTAACTGAATTAGATCTACAGAATGCTCTAGATGAGTGCGAATTATTACAATTCAAATCTCACGGAGACTGGCTGGCTGGAATGGTCAAGCGATTGAATATTACACTTGGTAGTATAACAGAGAAGAAAATTGTTAAAGGTTTTCCTAAGTCTGCAAAACAAACTGTGATTAAAACTGGCAATTCTGTTGAACCAGAAGTTCCATGCATTAGCTGAAGTGATTAACTACACCTGGAGGGTGTAATAAAATACTGGAGGTCACATAAATGAGTAATGAAATGCTTCTTGTGTTTATAACTAATCTATATGCAATAGGATTTAATTTTTTAACACTTTCATCAAAAGATCTTCCACGATTTATTTCATACCATGGATATTTACTTTGGATATTAGCAGTAATTAATTCTTTCATTATGATGAATATAAAATAATGTCAATGATATTCAAAACTATAGTGCTGCAAAAACTTCAAGCCTTCTTACTTTCTCGGGAAGCGGAGCCAACTAGAGATGCAGCCAACGTAATAATTCCTGATGGAGTTACAGCAGCAGCCACTGTACAAGCAATTAAAGATTGTATTAAAATAGTTGAAGGAACAAATAATGAAATCACATCTGAAAACACTTGACAAAGCTGGTATTAATGCTCCATTGCTTCGAGAGTTTCTTACTAAAGATCTAACAGAGGCTAGTATAATTGCTATTAATGAAAAGATAAAGCAGCTTAATTATCAGATACAAGTTCTATCTGAGATACAAGTGCAATTAAGGAATAAATCAAAAGACTGTACAATTGATTCCAAAGAGGATTTGCATAATGATTTGATAGCAGCCTTGGCTCATGAGGATGGAGAATGAAATTATGAAAATAATCAAACCAAGCGTTGAATATTTTGGAGAAGTACCGACAGAATATAATGCCGCTCTTAAGTTTATCGAGATGGCCGGCAGAACTTGCTACAAGTCAGAAGACAAGATCACTGAAGATAGCGCCAAGGGATTTGTTCGGAAGCTGAGCAAGGCTGGGCATCTGGCTATGGTTGAGCACTCAAATTTTGTGGTGCGAACTAACAACAGTTTCACTCCTACATATATTGCATTGATGACAGAACAGTTAGGAAAATATATTAATGTCAAAGTATGGAAAGACTTTATTTATGTAGGCGGTAGTTTAACAGCATGGGCGCAAATAACCATGGAGATTAGGTACGCTGCAGTGCTTGTCCCATTTGTGAAAATATATGGAAAGTTGTTTAATCAAAGTATGGTAGCGATGCATTCATCTTGGGAAGTCTGCTCCCATGACGAAATCCCCAAGGAGCTTCACCGCTACTCGGCAAAATTCATTTGTGATCGTGGGGTCAGCCATGAGTTAGTGCGGCATCGACCATGCTCGTTTGCTCAGGAATCAACCAGGTATGTGAATTATGGCGGTAAGAATATGGAGTTTATTGAACCAGAAGGTTTTGATGACTGGAAGACATATGATAAAGATGTATTTCTTGGTGCTTGCAGGCAAGCTGAAGGAAATTATAATTGGCTTCTGGATGGGAAAACTTGTTCGCCCCAACAAGCCCGAGCCGTCCTACCTAATGCTTTGAAGACTGAGATCGTAGTCACAGCAGATGCAGCTGAATGGACTCATATCAGAAAGCTACGAACAGCTAAATCTGCTCATCCTGATATGCAGCGAGTCATGAATATGATGCCTTGGGAGGAGTTCTTATGATTCAATATTTTACTATTCCAGTAGCATTGTTATTTGGTTTATTAGCTATTTACAAAGGAACTATTAAAGCAAAGCGTGAGAATCTTATTTCTGTACGATACAAATTGCATAGTGAAGCAAGCGTATTGGCATTCACAGCAAGTGTAATTGCTCTTCTTGGTTTATTATTTGATCAGATACTCAAAGCCATATATGGGCATTATATATACTTTCTCTAAAAAAGATTAAAATAAAAAGGAATTAATTGCTAGAGGTTACGTTGAATTGTAACCTCTAGCAACTTGCTTATTGCACTGTATTTGTTACGTCAAAATATCTTTTCAAGATCACCTCTCGTTGCTGCTGCAACTGTCCAAGCCTCTCCCTAACATTTGTTGTCTGGTCAATCTTTTTCAGCTTATTAATTACTGCTTGGTTTCGATTGAGAGCACTTTGAAAATTTTCATGCATCTTCATTTGCTTGAAGTCATCCAGGTTTGAATTCAAGAAAGTTCGTTTGTCTTCCGAGTTTTCGAGTTGCTTCTTGAAGATGGCTACTTCCTTGCTGATCTTACCAAACTCTTGTTCGTTGTTACTCTTCTTATAGTCTTCACCTCGTCCGTAATGCCAATAATAAAGCTTACCACCAATTGGGATTGATTCAACAATTCTGACATGATCAAAATCTATTGTATCTCCCGTAATGTAGGATCCATACAATTGGTTAAGATCCTTACTGATGGAGTTTACAAATCTGAATGGAGGCAAAATTTGTCCAAGCAATCCAGATCCCAAACCTTCCCTAGCAGTCTGCATCCGTACATACTTTGATGCTCCGCCCATGGTGAGGAAGTTCTCAATCACGTGGTCTTCAAACTTAGTTTCTTTCCCAAGCAGCAAGGCCTTCAATTCATCTGCACCAGCATTAGCAAGTGTAAGCAAACTTACCAGCTTGATCATGTTACCAATTCCTTCAATAACCTGATCTCGTTCGCCAGTCTTGATTTTGTGCCAAGCTTCATTTCTGAAAACATCAAACTGCTTGAGTGTGTATGTCTTGAGCATATAAAACACTCGACCATTTCCACTCTTGAGGTACTGCTCTGACATTTCAGAAAGCGCAACAGGTTGGAAATCAAGCAAGCGATGATACAACAACATCTTCACGTTGTCTGTCGGATTCCCGGCAAGCAAATCATTTAT